CCGAAAGCTGCCAGTGCTTGATTTGCTTCATTGTTTGCTCCTGCTACTTCCATAAAAGTAGAAATAGAACTACTCATAATTGTCTGTAATCTTCTTTGTGCGGCCATTGCACCAAATAGAACACCTAACCATTCCATCTTGAAACGTTTGGTGTTCATCTTCGCCTTTTCCATCGCTTTTCCTAATGGTTGAACAGCCCCCGTTAATCTATTGAATGCTACTTTTCCACCACCTTTAAGAGTTTTGATTTCAAGGTTCATCTTTTCCAACTCCTTTGTCATCTTCTTCACACTAATTCCCGCTAACTTTGCTCCCGCCTTTAATGTGATAAATCCTTGGTGGAAAGTCTCAGTATTCATTCTTTGAAGCTCTCCCATCTGTTGCATTCTTGTGAGTGGTTGCCTCGCTTCAATTTGTTTTGCCAGAAGCCTGAATGCCTCTCTTGTATTATATGCTTGATGCCTTACTTGTGCCAAGCCGTCAGCCAGCAAGTTCATAGATTTGGGTTTCCCCATCATTCCGAGGTTCTTTAAAATTTGCTTCAGTTGCTTACTCATTCCAACTAACTCAGCGGTAGCTTTTTTAACGCCAACTGTATGCACGCCTAATACTATCTCTTCTAACGATACCATTATTTCTTCCTATTTTTTTTCATTTGTTTTTCTCTTTCTTTGCTTTCCTCTTGCAAAAGTTCGATTAATACCCAAAATCTTGGTGATGGCATAGTCATAATCTCCGATATACTAATGTGGAACTTCCTTAACATTATGTATATTCCTTTGACTATGGCAACTTCCAATGGGACGGATTTCCTAAAAATCCTATCCTCTATTCTTCCTTTGCCGATTTCAACTTTTTTTGCTCAAGTCCATTAACTTTGAGTATCATATCGCTTACCTTAGCTATGAACTCTCTATCATTTATCGCTTTAAGTTGTTCTTTTGGAACCTCTTTCCACGCTTTATGTAGAGTAGTTACCAACAAATATTCGCTTGCTTCACCCATTTTGTCTTGGGTTTGTAGTGTTGCGAACTTAGCTTGTTCTTCAATACTCAATGGTTTAATGGGTATACTCTCGCCGTTGTATTTGAGAATTTCCCCTTCGGAGATAAACTTATTTACATCTACCATTATCCTAATGTTTTCCTCCTTTGTGGTTCTTCTTTTTCAGTTGTCTTCAACTCCTGAATATCTTGGGTGATTTGTGAGAGGAGAGGGATAAGGTTGAGATACATATATCTCGTGTTAAGTAACTGCCTTATCCCAACTGCATAAACATTACCACATTCTTCCTCGCAGTATTCTTTGAATTCCTTTAGAGTGCCTATTGGAATACCTGAAACTTTGAAAGTAGTTTTGGTCTTGTTATCTATCTCCTCTACAAATTCTGCCATTAGAACTTATTGCCTGTAGTGTATGCGCTCAATGCTGATAATGCACTGGTCGTATCACAGCTCTCCTTTTTCCAATTTTGACCTCCATCAGGGTCTTCAGTCGATAGTTTGAATTTCAGAGTTCCTGTCAGGTTTTCTCCAGCATTAAAGTTGCTTTCCATACCTTCTACACAATAAGTCTCGGCGTAGATTTGTCTGTAAGCTTCTGAACTTGTTCCAACTGCTTCTGCTCCGGAAGTGATACTTGTATCATTTGTCCAAAGAATTGCTACTCTGTATCTCGTAACTGTGCTCGAAGTAATGCTTGTAGCTGAACTTGTTGCGCCAGAGAAAATCCAATCAGTATCACTAACTGCGACAGGGATTGTATCAAAACTTAAATCAATATCTTCCTTTGTTCCAATACTTGTAATCTTTCCACCGAAAGTGTCTAAACCTTCAATATCGAAATTTCCACCGGATGCTGCGAAACTTGTAGTTTTAGTTCTCATCTCTACTTCACTTCCACCAATAGGGCTCACACTAACAAATGCTTTGTCATGCCATGCTTCTGTTTGAAATGCCATTTTTTATTATTCTATTCCTCCTTGTAGTTCTTCTCTTTTCATTCTTTACTATGCGCCCTCTAAGGCTTGTTTAATTCCTTTTCTTACTTTCTTCCCGAAATTATTTCTAATAAACTCTGCTGTTTTCTCCATAAATCCAAACTGATGTCCGCCCTTTGGTTCTGTTCTGCTTCCCCAATTCAAAGCTCCCAAATCTCCAGTTTCTAATGCTACATTAAGTGGGACATTACCCCTTCCTCCTGCGATTTCACCATCAGTTCTACTTACGATAACCCAACTTTGCTTTTCTTCTGGGAAATTAATAATGTTTGCCCTTGTTCTTCCTGTTGCCTGTGGAACTATTTGTTGTGCGAACTTCCTTCCAAGTTTCGCAGTTTCTTCTACTGCTTCTGATGTTCTTTGGTCTATAGCCCTTGCTCTTTTTTCAAATTTTCTAATAACCTCCTCTAAGCCAATCACCCTTACTATTTGTTGTGCCATTATATTCTTTTCCTCGCGATTATCCCTACATCTCTCCAATGAACTTTCTTTCCTTCATCATTCAAATTCCAATTAAAATTAGAACTTCCCAATGTTGTAGAATAGAAATCTGTAAGACTTGCTTTATTAGCATAAATACTATTTGAGATTGTGTCTACTTCGGATGCTTGGTCAGAGTATATGCTCATAAGAATATTGAATATCTTTTCAGATTTACTACTATCAAATGTTTTATTTTCTTCAGAATCGCTCAAAGATAATACCACAAATGGAAAACCATCAAATCCCTTTCCTGCCATTCTCGGCATACTTGGGTAAATCCACTTTTTCTTATATCTTCTTCGTGGGTCAGTAACATTGTTTTTTATGAAACTCTCCATAACAGAATAAGGTTCTGTAAAGATATTGGAATTGGTTATAGCCATTTTATACTACCTCCAAATTCTGCTTCCTTAGTAGTAGGTTGATTTCTTTAATTCTGCTATCCATTCTTTCAATATCAATCGCACCCAATGAGTTATTTCCTTCTGAAACTGATTTGAAGACGGCTGAATTAACCATTCGTTTTACACAAAGTAGGATATCTAATTCTTTTGCTAAATTCGGAGGCGTGGCAAATCCATAATTATAAACTGCTTTAATCTTTCTTTTTCCGTTTTCTGGTTTGTTATCAATAAAACTAATCTGTGATGAACTGCTTTCAACTAAATAATCACTTCCTAATCCTTGAGATAGTGTTTCCCATACTGGTGTGTCTGTTTCTGCCGCAGTATTTCTGGCTATACTTGTGATACCTAAAACTGGATAGTTTTTCAAAAAGAATTCATCTTGTAAAAATCTAACATCTAAATATTCCGTGGCCGAAGAACTCTCAAAAGTTCGCCCAGTCATAGTTTCTAATTCTTCTTCTGATTGGTTAATTAAATCTTTAACAGCACTATCTTGCATATCTGAATAATTATAGTCGATGGAAACAACAACTCCAGAAGTAGGAGCACTATCGAAAGTCAATTCTCCGTCATCATAATCAACTGATACTCCGCTTGTTACTTGTGTGCTATCAGTATAAACTGCTACACTTGTAGAAATTAAATTATCATTAGGAACGCTAAATGCTGATAATGTATCGTTTCCTGTTCCAACTGCTTCGCTTCTCACTTTTGTGAAAGCGTTTTTCCCTAAGTAGTCCCAAATATCCTGCGGATTTATGTATTTTACCATGTGTGTCTGTTCTCCTTTTTCTGCGAAAAAGAAAAATAAAAAATAAAAAAAAATAAAATTTATTTACAGATTAATCTGTTATTCCTCTAATTACGCAATAGGCATTTGGATACTTAACTGCGAACGCAAGTCTTTGAGTAGCTTGAAATTGTTCGATATCAGTTGCTATCTTATAATCTCTCCTGAACCTTAGTTGTCTTCTGTTTCCAAGTAATCCAAATTGTTTAGATACTCCGACAATAGCGTCGGCATTAGATGTTTCACCAGAACCTGTTCCGTAAGAAAGATTGATAGGCAATTGAGTTGAGCTCTTTACTTTCATTCCATAGATAGTTCCCAAAACACCTTCTTTCAATAATGGACTTCCCCATGTTTCATTGTTAAACATCGGTCGTGCATTACCATCAGTTAATAATCTTAAACTACCAACTGTTCTTGGTGCCCAGTATGATATATCTGGGGATGGGTGGTTATCTTGAATTACTTGGTCCACTGCCTTTGAGACAGGCGTTAATGAGATAGTTGCCGAACCTGTTCCGGTTGTTCCAACTGTTCCATCTGCCCAAACGGCATTAGTGAATGAACCAGTGTATCTTAGACCTTCGAATGGTGACGCTGTTGCGCCTGTTCCGTTAAGAACTCCATCATCAATCTTCAGAGCAAGGTCTCTTGCCATTTGTTCTGTCAAGTGATTTGCTAAAGATACATTGTTATCTTCTAAAACTTCAGTAGAGGCTTCAATCAAACTCGCTACTTTTTTGGCAGTTAATGTAATCCTACCATAAGCGGTTTCGCTTGCAGTTATAGTGCCCGTTTCAGCTACCCAATATGCGGTTGATGCTCCAGTTGCTTTTGGAATATGCATAACATCACTTCCCATGCTTACGACTTCTAAGTCTGGCAAGGTAATAGATTTGGCTTGAATTAAATCAAGCACTCGTGCTGCAAATTCGTCTGGAACAAGATAACCACCTGCGCTGTCAGTAGCTTCTCTCAAAGCTTTGATTATGTCAGCCATATTAATTATTCGTAGAGAAAAGTCCACTTGCTATTGCAAGTTCTCCTAATGAAGCGTTCTTCAAAGTTTTTGTGGTATCTGCTGCTTCCTCAACCAGTCCTCGTTCAGAATTCATAGCTTCTTTAATAGACTTTGCGATTTCATTTGCGATTTCTTTAACAGATTTTGCTTCTTCTAAGTGTGTTACAGGCAGTGTGCCCTTTTCCTCAACTTCTTCAGCTTCTTCGCATTCCTCGCAGTCTTCTTCTTCTTCAGCTTCTTCTTCAACTACTTCTTCAGCATCTTCCAAAACTTCTTCGACTTCTTCAACAGGAGCCTCGTTTTCCTTTTTCATTTCCTTCGACCTCCTTTCAATTATTTGAGTATCACTAAGTGCTTTCGCCAGTGAAAAATGAGCGTCAGGATATGCAGGAACTCCCACAGCCGACGTTTCTAATAAACTAATCTTCATAAACCTTCTTCTTTTAACTGCCATCAATTTCTTCCTCAATTACCTCAGTAGGTTTTCCACCAATGCTAAATCCAACAGGCATTCCTTTCTGCATATAGTCCCACAATAATTCTGCTTCTGGGTGTGCTTCATTTAATCTTGCTACTGCCATAAGTTTATCTCCATCTTGCTCTCCATCAACCCAAACACCCATAATATCTTGCCACCTATAAACTCTCTCACCGGTTACAGGGTCTCTGCCGTGATTAGGAAATAGAGGGATTGTTCCACCCTTTAATTGTAAAATCATATCATCAATACACATTTGGTCGATGACTTCTCCATCTCTATCTTCTTTCAATCCAGAAATAGGAACTTTGATAAATCTCTCGCTGCCATCCTCAGATTTCTCTACCCAACTCTTTACTACTGGTGCGAATATATTGAATTCTTTACTCATTTGTCATAGCCTATGCTAAACGCATACTTTTCAGTAGTAACAATCTTATTTAAGTGTGTTGATTATTTTTTAAACAAATTATACTCTTACTTTTATCGCTCTGGATAACTTCTCAATTCGGAAAGCTTCGACATCCAAATCTTTCTTACTTACCTTACAAATATATTTCCAATGTTGGTCAGTCCAATACAATGTAAATTCGTCTGCTGTTTCAATATAAAGTATATTGGCGTTGTCGAATGGTGCAACCCTCTCAACTAATCTCACGAAATCTTCAAATCCAACTTCAAGTCCTTCCAATCCCTTTGTAATAGATTTGACTTTGTTGTCTATTGGTGGTTGTGGTTCTTCTTCTCTACCCTGTTCTTCATTTCTATCTTGTCGAAAGTCTGCTCTATTATCATCTCCAGTCTTGTTTCCCATCAACCCTTCAGGAAGTTCTCTCTCTTTGCCCATCATCTCTCTTGCTTCCTCGATAGTGACTGCTCCGACTTGTGTTAGGATTTGAACTATTTGGGCTTCCCTCATTTCATCAATCTTATATCCTCTATTGAACACCATAGTGACTGTCTTACTCATCCACAATTCTTTATTCAGTTGGTTCTCTAAGTTTTTCTGTATGAAAGAAATCTTTTTGTAATATCCTTCTAACTCTTTTGCTGTTCCTCCACCGGTTACTGCTTTGTCTGCTGTTGCCGTCCAATTAACTCTTGCCGGAGGAACTCCAAATGCAATTAAAATAATCTGTGTGAAATGTTTGATTAGTTCTGTAAATTGTAAGTCCTTATTGAACTTCTCAATCTGTTGTGCTTGAACATTACCAGTAACAACCATTGCTCTGAATTTGTTCTGTTTCTTTTGTAAGTCTTTGATGGCTTGTTTAATTCCTTTGTAGTTTCTATCGTCAGGTGTTGCATCTGGCATTGTTAACATCCAATTAGGCATACCATCATTTTCAAAAAACTTACCAGCATATTCTTTCGCAAAGATAAGAGTAGCAATATCTGAAAGAAGTGGTTCAAGAGGAGTTATACCATAAACTCCACCACCAACATTTACCAAACTCAAATGAATAATATCTTCTGATTTGTAAATCCTTTCACTACCACCAACACTCTGTTGATAACTTCTTACTCGTCCGGTATCATCAGCATTGATTTTAATTGTAGAACTTTTTAATAATTGTAAATCGTTTGTCTTTTCTTTCTTCTGCTCAACAATCTCAAACACACTTTCCTTCAAAGTTTTCCCAGTATCATTCATCATACTTGCTTCCATCTCTTTCAATACATCAAGAGTTACTTCGTTAATCAAATCTTCCATCTCTTTTTCAGGAACACTCAATTTCAAAATGTAAGCATTACCAGTCACTAATAAATCAAACAAAGCATTAGTCATTACTTTAAAGAAATTAGATTGTAATTGAAAAAGCTTTGCTTTCTTAACAGCATTCTTACTTCCATCAAATCTCCACTGGTCTGCCATAATGTCTTCAATGATTGCAGAAACAACACCCATAACTTCTGGGGATTTTTTCAATACATTATAGAGAGTATCTATATCAACACCCTTCTCGCCAGTAAATATTTCTTTATCTATTCCTTGGGTAAAGCTTCCTACGTCTGGGTCTAATCCTCTGATTGTAGACGCCTTTTCCAAATTATCTTCTATATTAACAGATTTTTCCATATTATGTTTAATTATCGCTTATATTTAAACTAACCGATAGTTTTTTAAACAATGGTTCCATTAGATAAGTATGGTAAAAGTGTTATCGAAAGGAAGATACTACGAATACCCTAACAAAGTTGTGGAAGGGTGTTTGATAGATAAGAAGATAAAAGAGGACTTCAACCAGTTTGTAAAGGACAAACAGATAAGTAAATCCAAACTTCTTGAGGAGTTTTATAAGACAATTCTTGTAAGATTTCGAGATGGAAGTTTAAATAGCAGCGAGGGATACGTCACCATAAATATCCTTCGAAGCCCTATTTGCAAGCGCCAGTGAAATCACTGTATCGTCGTATTTTCCAAACTTGAATTTTATTTTGGCTTTAGTCTGAGGACTTGGAGCAATCTGAACATCTTTCAATTCTTTTAGGAGTTGTTCGGAATACTTCAATGTCTTCGGACAATCTTTGCTTGTGGGTATTGTTATTCTTGAGTTTTCAAATTCTGTCTGTAAATCAAATAATAAGTTCTTCTTTTCTTCTGCTGTGAAATGAAATGGCTCAACATTTGTAAAGTCTGCTTGTAGTTCTTGTAATGCAAATTCTCCTAATCCTGTTTTATCGACGACAATCTTTGATGGTAGAAAATCCCTAATCAATTTCCTTAATATCCCTTTTTGTATTTTGAAATTAGCTCTGAACCTTTCTGCTTTCACAACTTTCTTTGTTCCATCTTTCTGTTTCTCTAATACTGTTATTACAGTCCAGTCGCCTGTTGGACTTGTCGCTATATCATAACCCATGAAGTAGGTGTTTGCTGGGTGCCCATATTCCATAAACTTTTCCATAGTGTCCAAATTCTTTTCTAAAATATTCCAAGGATATAATGCGTTTGCTGAACTGATAGGCCTTAACATATACTCCTGTTGGAAAGATAATTCTCCCATTTCTCTTTTAACTTGAGGTATAGACCTTTGTTCATCTGTATCTCGATTATCCATAGTATACTTCATTTCCCAAGTTGGTTTTCCATTCACAACAACCGGGTATTCGTCAAAGTAATATTCATCATTATTTTTCAAATCGTGAAGTAAATCGACAGGAGTATCTGGTGTTCCCACCACAAATATCTTCCCCCTATTCAACTGAACAACAGGACTAACAGCAGTCCAGAATAAACTCTTATCATCATACTTTCCACCCTCGTCACAAAGAAGATAATCAATTCTCAATCCTCTAACTCCTTCTCCAAAAGTTCTACAATAGAAAGTAGAACCATTCTCCAATACAATTTCTGTTTGTTTCCAAGTTGCTTCTTTCCCAGATGCTGCGAAATCTCTTAATAAATCATTCTCTACAATCATACCTCTTACTAATTTCAAAACTTGTTTGGAATGCTCGAAGTTGTGGGAAGTTACCAAGAATTTCAATCCCTGTCTGAAAACAGCTTTCCAAAGAAAATATGCTGCGAACCAATTAGTCTTACCTGAACCTCTAAATGCCATAATACAAAGTCGTGGATATTTTTCTGCTAACCTCCACCAATCTTTATGAAATTCCCCTACCTGAAATCCCAATACATTTTCTGCAAAATAAACGAAATCTACCGCACATTCTGCTAAGAAATATTCCAACTGATTTTCATTATATTCTGTATTCTTCAATATTTGCTCGAATGTTCTCATTATACATTTTCAAATAAAGTAATCCATTCTTTAGCAAGATTATCCCAGTCATAGGTTAGTGCGAACTTCCTACAAGCTTCACTTTCCTCTTTTAGTTTTTTCTTGTCTCCTTTCCAAGAGTTATAATAATCTTCCATTATATTGGCCATTTCAATCTCATCTGAAAAGTAGAATGGGATTGTATTCTGTCCTACTTGAGGAACACATCTTCCGTGACTGTCTTGTAATAGTGGTATCAGTGCGCCGTGACCCTCACTTTTCATAGTGCCATAATCCATCTTCGTTGGGTCTTCTGGAACTTTATTCCCTGTTAATTCAAATCCTGTTGTGAACGCAGGCATAGCGATTGGAACTCCACTTCCCTGTGCTTCAATTCCCGGCAAACCAAATCCCTCTCCGCCAGTGTTGTAACAGAAGAAGTCCATCATGTTATAGATTTCGTTCATATTATCTGGTTGAATTAGTTGTCTTGTATTAACATCCATATTGCTTTTAGTT